GGTTGTCTCCGTGATTAATTTTCCTCTTTTTATTTGCATATAAAGAAATAAAGAAATAAATTTGAGTCGGGTAAAATTTCATCAAGCGACAATGAAAATAGTAAAAACGTCTTTAAAATATTGCCATAACGGCACAAGGCCAGTAGGTTCCGATCAGTCGCTTGATTCCCTGCTGGTTTTTTGTTGTCGTTATGGCTTCTTTATATTATGAAATATTTTCTCCATGATACTAATTCTTTTGATGATGAAAAGATAACTGAACTTTATCTGAAATTCGGATATGAAGGATTAGGATTATTTTATACTACACTTGAGAAAATAGGGAAACAGGAAAAACCAGTTAAAACTACTGTGTTAAAAGCTCAATTAAAAGTAGGTAAAAGACTTGAAAAATGTTGGAAGTTTATGGAAGAAATCGGATTACTTTCATCAAATAATGGTGATACTTTCAATAAACAATTACTAAACTTTAGTGAAAAGTATCAGATAAAAAAAGAAAAAAACAAAATAAAAGTTGCAGAATGGCGTAAAAATCAAGAAGATAAAGAAAATGTAACCAGTTACGTACCGGTTAGTAACCCTCCTAAAGTAAATAAAAGTAAAGTAAAAGAAAATAAAATAAATAATATAATACCTCCAACAATAGAAATGGTTAAAAATTATTGTGAAGAAAGAAAAAACGGGATAGATGCACAATATTTTATAGATCAAAATACAATGAAGGGATGGATTTATGGTAAAAATAAAACACCTATCAAAGATTGGCAAGCTTGTATAAGAACTTGGGAAAAATATAGTAAGAAAACTAATACATTTACAAATGAAGACTTTAATTGAAGAAACGGAATTAATGAAAGTATTTGCCAGTAAAATACAGGCATTCTATAATTATTGTGGTTATAATGTTGACAAAGATCAAATTATAGGATTATGTAAAACATTAGTTTTGGTTAAACCTTCAATTGATATTGAATTTTTAGATTCATTTTTAACAGAATGTAAAAAAGGGAAATTAGGAATGATTTATCAAAGTCCTATAAGTTTAATGGTTGCTTTTCAAAAATTTAATGTTCCTAAATTTGTATTTTAATGAAAATTCAATCCTCAAATACTAAACAGATATATTTCTTTGAACCGGGAAATAAAGGCGAAGAAAGACACCTTTGTCCTGAATGTTCACATAATCGGAAGAAAAAAACCGATAAATGTTTTGCATGGAGTAATAAAGACAAGCGAGGTTACTGTCATAATTGCCTGACTTCATTTTTTGAATATTCACCGCACGAAGAAAAACAATACACACTCCCGGAATGGAAAAATAAAACAGACTTAACAGACAAGGCAGTTAAATATTTTGAAGGCAGAATGATAAAACAATCTACTTTAAATCTCATGAAGGTTTATTCCGATGTAGAATTTATGCCTCAATTCAATGCACAAATAGAGGTTATTTGTTTCCCTTATTTTTTCAATGAAAAACTGATTAACATAAAATACCGGGGTGCAAAGAAGTCTTTTAAACTCGTCTCTGGGGCCGAACTTGTTTTTTATAATATTGATTGTCTTAAAAATTCAAGCGAGGTTATAATTGTTGAAGGTGAAATTGATGCACTTACATTTGTTGAACAAGGATTTTTAAATGTTATTTCCGTCCCGGCCGGGGCTAATAAGAATCTGGAATACTTAGATAATTGTATTGATCTATTTAAAGACATTAAAAAAATATTTATTGCAACTGATCAGGACACAAAAGGAATTGAAGTTAGAGACGAGTTAATCCGCCGGCTAGGTGCTGAAAGATGCTGGGTAGTTTCATTTAAGGACTGTAAGGATGCAAATGAGTATTATTTAAAATACGGTTGTGAATTTAAAGATGTAATCGAAAATTCAAAACCAGTTCCGGTGAAGGGTATTATTGAAATTAGTTCCATTTATGCAGATATTTACAACTTATATACTCAGGGAATCCAGAAAGGGAAAGAAATAAACTTTGAAAAAATAGACCAGTTAATAACATGGGAAACTGGCAGACTTGCAATTATTACAGGGATCCCTTCATCCGGGAAAAGCGAATTTGTTGATTTTATCATAACAAAATTAAATCTTTTGCATGGATGGAAAGCTGCATATTTCACACCTGAAAACTATCCTTTGAAATATCATTATGCCAAATTGTTTGAAAAACTGATCGGGAAAAAGTTTACAAATACAAAATCAACGGAACTTGAATTTGATATGTCTTATGACTATGTCCGTGAAAACTTCTTTTATATTCTAAATGAAGAAGATTTTAAAGTCAAATCAATATTAGATTCTGCAAAAATACTTGTTAAAACAAGAGGTATTAAAATCATGGTTATAGACCCTTATAACAAACTCGAACATCAATACAAAGATTCAGAAACTCAATATATCAGTAGATTTTTAGATGAATTAATTAATTTTGCAAAGTTCAATGATGTATTAGTTTTCTTAATCGCACACCCTCGAAAGATGAGCAAGGGAGAAATACCTACATTATACGACATTTCTGGTTCTGCTAATTTTTATAATAAAACTGATTATGGTTTAACAGTTCATAGGAAAACCGGGGACGATGGGACGATGATAAATGAGGTCGCTGTTTATATTCAGAAAATAAAATATAAACACTTGGGACAACAGGGAGTTATTGAACTGAATTATGATTATGAAAACGGTCGTTTTAATCCCGGAGCCGGATGTGATAAAAGTAACTGGTTAATATCAGAACCAACACCGGCAATAATTGAGGCAAATATAAATTTCTACGAAAAGAATGAAAGCGAACCCCCTTTCTAAGGAGTCTTATAAACACAAATCCGCAAAGAACGTACTTTCAAAATGG